CGATGACAACGCCAGCACCCACCTTTGTTCGTGAGGGCAACAAGGTTCTCGCCTTCTACGAGGACCGCCTGATTGCGGAGGGAACTGTCTTCTCGGCAGTCGAGCAATCAGCCCTTGAGTACCTCGACAACCTGACTGCGAAGAAGCACATGCAGAAGGAGGAGGCGCGCAAGGCATCGGCGACTCACATCGAAACGCCGAGCGGCATGAAGGGTGAAATCCTCGGCAGGCACGACGGCACATGGGGCGAGAAGCTCGTCACCGTGCGGTGGGAGAACGGGCGCATCAGCCGCTACCAGGCCCATGGCGGCAACGACGACAAGATCGCCTACCAGACCGTTGAGCAGGCTCAGCCCGAGAGCGCGCTGGAGTACCTCCAGAGCACGCTCGATGAGGTTCCTGAGGGCACACGCGAGTCTCTCGCGTCACGCATCGCTTCCCTGGACGACCTCGTTGTCCGGGCTACCGCTTTCCAGCGCACCGCTTCCTACGAGGAGCAGCGCAGCGCCAGCGAGATCGTCATCGCCGCAGAGCACGAGAAGCGCGAGGTCCGCGAGGCCCTTGCTCACCTTGAGCTAGCGGACGCAGAAGCCTTCGCTCCTCCGGCACCGTTCCGTACCGGCGCGGTTGAGCAGGCATCCCTCGGCGGAGGCTCAGGTACCTGGCTCGACGCCACGGTGGACGACATGATCGCAGAGGCCAGCGCACAGGACTTCGACAAGATCCTCGCAGAGGAACCAGGTCAGTTCGTGGCGGGACTCGAAACGGGCGTCATCGCCGACACGGGCGCAACGCGCGATGCAGCACACGACTTCATCACTTCCAAGCTCGCGGGGACTCTGCCGGAGTCCCAGGACAGCTTCCGCCAGGCGTTCCTCGCCAAAGTGGAGCAGGCCCGCCGCGAGGAGTTGGCAGTGCGCAGCGAGGCAGCCCGCGAGGCAGCCACGAAGGTAGCCCACGCAGAGGAGCAGGTGGCTGACACCGAGGACGAGGCGCTGTTCCTGTAATGGGTCCGCAGCTACTCACCAACGGACAGACCACCAAGCGCGTCTTTGAACGCAACGGAGAAATCGAAGGACCATGACTGAGTTCGCAGGCATATTCGAAGTACTAGCAGCAGACCAGAGTGACGCACGCCTCGCGTCACGCAGGGCGCTCGTACTCGCTCGCGACCGCATCGACGCCCGCCTCGGCAAGTTCCTTGGCGCGTCCCGCAGCCCCGCTGAATTCGCCGCTCGCTACGACCTCGTGTCAGAGGACTTCACGGGCATCGTCCGCGTAGCCGCTGACGAAGTTGGTCACGACAACCCGGACGCTCTCGTGGAGACGCTCCGCGCGCACTACGCCGACAAGGAGCACTGGATTCAGGACGCTGTGAAGAAGCCCGGTGACCTCCACAAGAAGACCGACACGCCCGAGGACGAGAACATCCCCGAGTCGAAGATCGAGAACCTGAAAGAGAACGGCGACAAGAACGAGAAAGAGAAAGCCCAGTTCGCCGAGAACGTCAAGAAAGGCGCATCGGACGACAACAAGGGGGACTGCTCCGAGTGCGGCAAGGAGGGCTACCTCAAGGGCGGCGTTTGCGGCCCATGCCGTGGCAAGAAGCTGAAGGGCGATGGGGACAACGACAAAGAGAACCACGACCAGGACGAGGATGCCGACGACGGAGACGACTCTCTCAGCTTCGCAGCTAGGACAGCAGCGCCCGCAGGCAACACGGGCCTCGCCGGTCCTTCGCCGACGATGGACAAGAAGCGTTGGACGCCGCAGAGCGTCAAACCAATCGACGTTCCGAGCGAGCGCCACCCGACTGTACAGAAGGACATCACCGAGGCCATGCCTCGTGAGAACGAGGGACCTCCCGGCGACATCGGCAACATCGATGAGATCAACGCTCTGACCACGACCGAGACGCTTCCCACAGCCACAGGTATGGACGACGCTGGCTTCAACGGTGACAAAGACACCGGCACCAGCGGCCCGACCAAGACCTGGGGCACAGACGGGCGCGAAGCAGACCCCGTTGGTTCCGGCGCACTGGAGGCGTAATGGCGCTTTCCAACAAGGACAAATGGCTGCGCACCAGTCATGGCCTTGAGCGCTCTGAATACGACGCGATTCTAGCGGCTCAGGACAATCGCTGCGCAATCTGCGAAAACGAATTCATCAAGAAACCGCACGTTGACCATGATCATGTGGCGGAAACGATTCGAGGTCTACTTTGCTTCTCATGCAACTTCGCTCTAGGTCTACTACACGATGATCTTGAGCGCATAGCGCGGATGGCCGAGTACGTCGAGAATCCTCTGTTCGCTATTCCTCGACGCACCAAACGCAAAGATCGCAGCCACTATCGTGACCGCCGAAGGGAACGAGTCTAATGCCTCTCAGGTTCAACAAAGAGGAGCGCGACGAATGGCGCTCCCGCATGGCTGGCAAGTCTCACACCTGTGAGGCATGTTGCGCTGGTGACTGCAAGGACTGCTCCGGCACCTGCGACTGCAAGGACTGCCACAAGAGCGGCTCCAATGCGAGCGTGCTCGACGCACTCGAAAGCAAGACCGACAAACCAGCTCGTTGGGCAGCCAAGCAGGCCGCGCCGGTCTTCCCCAACACCCACAACCAGGTTGCCCCTCAAGCCCCGGCCCAGGCGCAGCAGGAGCCAGCATGGGGGAGAGTCCAGGCTTGCCCGCAGTGTGGACACGGTATGCACACATACGAGGGCCAGCGCGGAGCGATGTGCTCGAACTGCGGTCACGAGGAAGCAGTCATGGCACAACAGCCAGCCAGGACAGCCGACGCATCCATGCCGCCCGAGGCTCCGCCGTACCAGCAGAAAGAAACGGCGCTCCCGTACAACCCTGCCGCATACGAGGGCCAGGTCGAGGACATGCACCCCGCAGCGCAGTACACATACCAGCGCGCTGTGGCTCAGGGATCAGACCCGCAGGCAGCCTACCAGGCGGCACAGGAGAAACAGGGTGAAATGGGTAAGCGCACCCAGGAAGGTCAGAACACTGAGGGTGTTCAGATCCCTGTCATCAACACCAGTTACCATGGTGACCAGACTGGATTCGTCTCGTCTGCCACCATCAAGCGCATTTCACACCTGCTATAGTCAACGGTGAATGGGCTCCAAGCGGGCTTCATTCCAAGGGGTAATAGGCGATGCCTGACTACGATTCACAGCGATTGAACCAGGAGTTGGACCGGCTTCGCCGCAACGGACTGGTACTGCCACGTCACTCTGGTCGAGCCGCTAAGTCGTACGGTGAGGCAGTCACACAGACCCGCTCCATTCAGAAGGCAGCGGGCGTCGGCCTGGAGAATCTGTCATACAGCGTGGGCCGACCCATCCAGGGCGGAGAGGATCTCGAATCGCCCGAGGTCCAGCGCATGCTCAAGGAGAACGCGGCGAAGATGCACGCGATGGGGCAGAAACGCAACCTCTCCCACCGAGGCGACACAGGCGGCGGACGAGCAGGCTTCAGGCGCACGGGTGCAAGCGTAGTCCCGAGCGGCACCGACGCACAGAACGCCATCCCACGCTTCTACGACCCGCTTGAGTACTGGGATCTCTCGGGCCTCCCGTGGAACGTCGCGGACGAGGGCCACCGTCACAAGCTCCACAAGTGGCTGCGCCTGTACTACGCCACTCACTACCTGGTGCCGACGCTCATCGACATCTTCACCCGCTTCCCGCTCATCGGCATGGAGTTCGAATGCAAGGACCACGCGCTCACGGACATCTACGAGGAGATTTTCATGCGCAACCTCAACTACGACGAGTTCTTCGTCTCACTGGGGCGCGAGTACTGGTGCGTGGGCGAGGCGTTCCCTCTTGGCTCCTTCGATGAGGACCTCGGCGTCTGGGAGCACGAGGAGTTGATCAACCCGGAGGACGTGGTGATCGACAACTTCCCGTTCCTCAACACGCAGCAGTTGAAGATCGTCCCGCCCGACTACCTGCGCCGCATCGCCCAGACCAAGAGCCCCGCCCGCGAGTGGTACCAGCTACAGGAGCACTTCGCCGACCTCATCCCGTACCTGCTCAAGGGCGAGCACATCCCGATCTCGCCGGTCATGATCCGCCAGGTCGCCAACAAGATGAACAACTGGGACGACCACGGCACGCCGATCCTCCTGCGCGGCCTCCGCACGCTGCTCTACGAGGAAAAGCTCCTGGCCTCTCAGGAAGCCATCGCCGAGCGCCTGTACTCTCCGCTGATCCTGGCCAAGCTTGGCATCATGGACATGGGCGAGGGACTGCCCCCGTGGATTCCGACGCCCGCCGAGCTTACCTCCGTCCGTGACGACCTGGACATCGCGCTGTCGTCTGACTTCCGCCTCATGGTCCACCACTTCGGGCTGGACATCACGTCTGTCTTCGGGCGCGAGCAGATGCCTCGCCTCGGCGACGACTTCGACCGCATCGAGCGCCGCATCATGCAGGTCTTCGGCGTCAACCCGTCACTGCTCAGCGCGGGCTCGAACTCACAGCCGTACGCATCGAGCGCCCTCCAGGCCGAGTTCATGAATCAGGTCCTCAAGACCTTCCAGAACATGCTGAAGGCTCACTACCGTGAGCGTGCTCTCGTGGTCGCCGAGGCACAGGGCCACCAGGACTACGAAAAAAAGGGTCAGACGCGCGTGCCGATCTTCGAGAAAGTCGTGGTCTACGACGAGGAAGGCGAGAAGCACATCAAGGAGGTCCCGAAGCTGCTCGTGCCGGACCTGACCTTCGCCACCTTCGATCTACGCGACGAGGCCACCGAGCGACAGTTCCTCATGGAGCTTCGCCAGATGGGCGTGCCGCTGCCGAACGCAGACCTGCTCATCGGCGTGGACTGGAGCTACAAAGACAAGATCGATGAGTACAACACCGAGTTGAAGGAGCAGACCATCGCTCAGCAGCGCGCGAAGATGGAGACGTACTACGCGCTCACGGTCAAAGGTCTGCCGGTGCCGCTCGACCTCAAGGCCGAGTGCGAGTCCGTGCTGATCCACGGACCCGGCTCAGGCGGCGGAGCACCGCAAGGCGTACAGCAGGGTGGAGCACCGGGCGGACCTGGTGGCGCACCGCCTCCAGGAGGCCCAGGAGGACCCCCAGGACCGGGTGCGCAGGTCATGCCCCCTGCACCCCCTGGATTGGGTGCCGGTCCTGGTAGCGCGCCTCCAGGCGGCGGACCTCCGCCAGCTACCCCGAACCAGGGTGGCCCTCCCGGCAGCGTCCCGCCCGTGAGCAACGAGCGCCGCCCCGGTCTGACCTACAACACGTCGAACGATGGCAACGTCATGGGCCTCAGCGTACACGAGGGCTCAGAGCTTGACGCCTTCCTCGCGGAGCACGAGCTTGGCGTTCCGTTCGTGGACTACCTGGTGGACCACTACCGGGGCAAGGAGCTTGCGCGCATCTCGAAGAAAGCTCTCAACGACCTCTACAAGAAGTGGCCGAAGCACGCCAAGGCGTACCAGCAGGTCGTCACGGATGAAGTGGCTCAGAAGCTCGCAGCCCTCGCGCAGGAGGCCGAGCAAGAGCCCGCTGCTACACTGGCGGAGCCGGAGACAGAGTTTGTCCTCAAGGACAACCAAAAGCTAGCGAAGCGTGGAGGCCAAGAGGTCATCATCGAGACACCGAGACGAAGCAAGCGCGTGAGGGTAGAGGTTCCAGATGACAAGCGCTATGCAATGTTCGACTCGCTGCACTCAGAGGACTTCAAGGCTGTCGAGCTAGACAACCCGAAGGAGAAAGACGTTGAGCCAACAGAGCCAGAGTCAACTTGACCAGCCGGAGATCCGCGAGTTCATCACGGGCCTCATCGAGCAACACGGAGAGACGAACGCGGGAATCGTCAAGAGCCTATGGGCCTCCAAGTATCGCATCGACACCACCAAGGATTCGATCCGCCGCTTCCGTAAACGCCACCAACTGACACCCCCTCCGGCACAAGGACGACCTGGCGTTCGCTATGACGGCGACGAGGCTGACGTAACCGGCAGGACACAGATCGGGCTCCACATGGATGACCCCGACGCCATGCTGGAAGAGCGTGGCCTGAGCCCCGAGCAGTGGCTTATCGACAGCGCCACGGTCAACGAGTGGGACGGCCCGAGCCAGGAGGGTCCGGTCACCTACCACCAGGCCAAGTTCCATCTCAAGCGCAAGCGCCCCGAGCTACAGATCGTCCCGGCGCGCTCAGACGGCTGGAAAGCACCCACGGTCCACAGGCCGCTCACCAAGGGGCAGACACGCCTCATTGTGGTGACCGGCGACGAGCAGTGCCCCTTCCACGACGAGAACCTGCACTACCTCTTCACGGGCTGGCTCGAAGAGAACAAGCCGGACGAGGGTGTGGCCCTTGGCGACAAAGTGGACTTCCCGGACATCAGCCGTCACAGGCTGGACCCGGAGAACACCGCCAAGGTCAACGAGTGCATCCAGTCGGCCTACGACCTCTGGCGTGCCCGCCGAGCCGCGAGCACAAACACGCACTGGCAGTTCATGCCAGGCAACCACGACGAGCGCATCCGCAACATCCTGCTCGACAAGCCATCCGTGCAGCCCCTCTACGGAGTCAAGCGTGCGGACACTCCCGAGGAGGACGGCCCGACTGTGCTGACGCTCCCGCACCTGCTCCGCCTGGACGAGTTGGGCATCGACTACGTGGACCCGATGGGACCCTACGACCTGGCCCAGATCAACCTGGGTCCGAAGCTTGCAGTGCGCCACGGCTGGATCGCCCGCCAGGGCTCTGGAGTGTCTGCACTTGCAACGCTGGAGCACCTTGGCTACAGCGTCATCGTCGGGCACACGCATCGCAAGTCGCTCGTGTACAAGACGACGCACGACATCGAGGGTGATACCACCACCCTGGTGGCAGCCGAGGCTGGCTGCATGTGCCGCATCGACCAGCAGGTGCGTGACGGACGCAAGTGGCCGAACTTCACCCCGCTGCCGGACTGGCAGCAGGGATTCGCAACGGTGACCATGCACCCGGATGGACTCTTCCAGATCGAGCATGCCACCTACGTCAACGGCACGCTGCTTTGGAGGGATCAAAGCTTCCGATGAAGGGGCGACCGGGGTTGTATGAAGTATTGAGTCTGAAAGGGCTCAAGCGTTGTACTGCCTGCAAAGAGGCCAAGCCATTCTCTGAGTTCGTGAAGAACGGGACGAAAAGTCGTGGCGATGGTTTGACGGGACGCTGCAAGATTTGCTGTGCCGCCGCAAAACGTGCATGGGGAAAGGCTCATCCTCGACAGAAGGATCAACAGCGCAAAGACTGGCGCAATCGTGCCGTTGAGCATGTACGTCGTAAGAGCGTTGAGTATGCCGCAACACGCCGAGCCCGTAAGCTAGGTCAGTTCATCGAGGAGGTTGATCGCGATGTCGTCTACGAGATGCAC